TGTCGACTTTTTCTTTACAATAAAAAGAAAAATACAAGTAAGTTTACTAGACAGGAGGTTCTCACGTGATACCTTCCCTGATCTGTGTCTCATTAGCCCCAAGGACTAACAACGGCGATCAGAAGAAGATTTCTTAAATCGATTGAACTGCAACATTAGCTAGTCCTGTCTAGGTTTAATAGACATTTCACCTTGCACTTCGTGAAATGCTAGGTAGAGTCGTTTACGTACGACTACTCTTAACGCCATCTACTATATCCCGATGGGTGGGGGCTACTGTTTATGTCTCGCCATGACAGCACTTACTGAATGCACAGGATGTAAATTATAACCATACATCAATGGGGGCCACTTGTGCGTCTTGGCTTGACGATGTTTACTCAACACAGAGGATGTAAATTATAACCATACATCAATGGGGGCCACTTGTACGTCTTGGCTTGACGGTGTTAACTCAACACTGAGGGACATTTTATGTCTGGCCTGGACTTATTAACTATGCATCATGTACCAGGTGATGCAAAGCATGGCAATTCTATCCTTCAATAAATAGGCTCGACTGATTAGGAGAAACTGTTGCAGCTGAATTGAAGAGTATGACTGGAGCGGGTCCTATAAAGGCCGCAGCTGTGGCATCTTCCCCAGCCGCATACGCCAAATGTGCTTCTCGAGCTGCACCAGAAACATTCCTAACAGCGAGGAAAGGCATGGACTGTGCTTGGAATTGTTGATGAACCAGCCCTGATATAGGTACACCAACATAATTTCTTATGTTTGCCAAACCATGATAATGCTCATGATCTAGTCTCTGCACCCTAGCATAAAGAGGAACATCTAAAACTGTGGTTTTGGTTGATGACACAACAGTACCTCCATTGGTATATAGACGCTTAGATCTCGCATTCCCGAACCCGGTATAACTGGCAGCTCCAGTGTTCGATGGATTAGCCTTATAGTACGTTATAAAGCTTAGCCCGTCTGCACTAGATTGGGGCTGTATCGTGAAACGCGTAGATCCATTAGAAAATGAGTACATGGAGGCAACCTTTGCGGAATGCGATGTTGGCAATGGAACAGATGCGGTTGTTGCCATAGGCGTAGTCAAAGAGAAAGCAGATCTATAGGACCAATGGGGTATAGCATATTCTGCAATACCTGGGCTTCCCACGGCTGCATTGAACCACGTGGGTATCATAGCGAGCTGTTTCAAACTGTTGAATTTCTCACCGATAATATTAGCGCTCGTTTCAACAATGGGATCACCCCCAAAATCATTGTAAATCGCCTGATTGTCCATTTTGTCGTATCCGCTTTGAAGAAATGCTTCACCTATATTGGTAGCGACAGGACAAAAACTTGGTGGCACTGGCACCGCAAACTCGAAATCATCTCTTGCAGATACACGAACAATAAAATCTATTGAAGTGGATACCTGTGTAGATGTGGCCAAGAGTGGATTTACCACAACAATGGAAAGGGATCCCGTTGAATCATTAACACTCGCGTATGGCGTGTCAAAAATGAAGGGAACATGAAAATCGAAACAGAAACCTGATCTAAGATCGAGAAGCATTGAAAACTGATTTGGCTGTGTCAATCCTCCTGTCGTCTCAGGGATTCTGGCTGTGTTATTAATTATGTTTGGAGATCCTAGCTCAACAAACGGTATGTAAGTGACTAGTAACTGACCAGCGTGGAATTGGGTCTTTGAAAATTCCAAATGGAATGTCAAGCCCCCTCGCCAATATCTAAAATGATCACACAAGTTCATGATATTACTAGGATAAAGACAATTTGTGGACAATGTCGAGGAAAGTGGCATTGGTACATTACCATTTCCTGTGGACTTGAACCAGAAGCTCATCGGTGATATTTTTGTGCCATACACAAGTGTATTAGCGATATTTGCTGTGGTAACGGAGCCCACGAATATTTGTGATGGCTTCGATAGAACATACGCCATAGACATTTGATCCTCAGTTGAAGCGCCCATGGCTTCTGATATCTGCAGTTTATTTGATTGGAAGTTGCTTAACTTCGTGGAAGCAATTGGCATATCGATATGTGTTGGATCCAGTGTCTGCCTGTCTAGCTTAATTTGATACGCCTCCTCAAGAGCGGGTGCAGCATATCCGAATGCTGCTGCCGTCTTTGAGATGGTGTTCGCAAGCCATGCAGGGGTTCCAGCAAATGATCCTATTACTGGTACCTTGGAAACAACATTCAAGACCTTCCCTACTGTGCCCAAGGTGGATGATATCACCTTGGACTTCCGCAACTCCTTATCCGCGGTTGCAATTCCCTTGGTCACCTTACGCACGACTTTAACGGCGTCCTTAGTTGTGTAACCACTATTGAGAATGGCTGTGTTATCAACAAGCGAAGTGACACCAATTAATTCTAAGTCTTCGAGATGTACGTAGACTTTGTATGTAGGGTTGGCTGTTGACGGCAATGCAGGTGAGTTTACCAAATTATTAAGAGACCATATACCATAAGGCAATACATTCGTGAAACCACCTCTTAAAGGCATGTATTCAAGTGCCGAAAGAAATGGAATCTTGAGAGTGCACTCATTAGACTCTTCAAAATTTATTGTGACATTAGGTACTTGATCTGCAGAGAAACTATACGATCCTCTGCTATATTCGTAGGTACTGAGGAAGTTAGATGCGTACTGGAATGATGAACACAGAATGCCCTGATTGAAAGGCGTCGTGGATACTCTCACAGTAAAACAGATAGAAAATCGTATGGCATAGACTCCTGAAAGCCTTGTTAAGAAGTTGGGATACCAGCCTGCCAGCGCATTGCTATCAACGGCGTCGAAGGCAATGGGCCCTCTAGCTGCTGGCAAAGTGCCCGTTCTTACCATACGTGGTCTCAGAAAATAGTCTCTCAAATCTTGTGATACTTCAGATGAAGATATGAATGATGACGGCACTGTATATGGTATTTCGGTGCATGTTGGAGCGGTACCTGCCGCAACCAAAGTACCTGTAGTTTCTGTATTAATGGGGTTTGAAATTCCCTCAATTTCTTTGCAATTTATTTCATTAGTAATTGTAGCAGACTATATGTACACAACACGAATCGCCTAATTCGTGCAGGTTGCCAAATCTCTCTGATAAGCTCTGAGTAGTAAGGTTGAAGAACCCGCTTGAGGTTTATCCGTCTAAAAGCACACACCGTTTGGCATTTTTATGTGTGCTTCCCGTATATATCCTACACCCACGATTCAACGTGAGATACTCGCCACTGAAGCGCTGCTTCGCGGCTCTGGAAAGGAAGCTTTGCCAGAAGTCCATTCTCCTTCAGCCACGGAAGAAGCTGAGACATTCTGTGGTCCCACACTTCCTGTGTGTGCTGGGACATTTCACCTTGCATCATCTTTATGTTGGTGATCATATCCTCCTCACATGCCTTATTGGACCTGTACCAGTATGTAGGCCAAAGGTAACTCCCCTCAGCGAGAGGAGCCCTCCATCCTCCTGGGGCTGTGGGGTCTTTGATTATCCCCCTCTGCAAGAAAGTACACTCCTGTAGGTCTTTAAAGGGTGATAGCTTGGCATCTTTGACGTCGTCGGTATACGTCAATCCAAAGGTCTCCTTCAGTTGCTCTGCCAAAATGATCTGATTGAAGAGTTCGATCATCTTGATAAAGACTGAGTTGACGTTATCGTCACCAAAAGGCACAGTTTTTAAGTGCTCCTCGAGACCTTCAATGTCTCCAGTAGCCTTGACATACGCTGTGCCAATGACGATAACGGTGAACAAACTGTTCACAATGGTGGTGAGTGGGTGTCCGCTTGGAAGGCTCTTGTTCCACTGGACAATGTATCGGGCTTCCTGGCCCTTGCCAACAAGATGCCTCGAGTGGATAAGCTCGAGCCAGAGCATGTTTCGTACCTTCTCGTCCTCTGGTTTCCAGCTATCAGACATCCTGTACCACGCATTGATGTGGTCAAGAATCACCTGATGGATGTAGGGCTGCTGACTTGCATCAAAGCCCTTGAAGTCCCCAGCAAAGAAGTTCTTGCCTGCTTGGTTGAGATAATCAACCATTGTTGACCAGTCTGTGATAGGGTTCATTCCCGGACCAAAACCCTCCTTGACATTTAGTTGGAGCCTAGCCCCAATGTATGCACCGAAGTACATCTTGCACAGGAGAGTGTAATCCTGAGGACAGGACGACACGTATCGGGTTTTGACGGCTTCCACCTTCTCTTTGCTCCTCAATTCATCCTTCAAGAAGCCCACATAGAGGACAGCGGGTCTCTTCCCTTCAAGGATTTGATCTCTCATATTGATGACCCTATCCTTCAGGGCAAACCACTTGGGGTTGTTAAGGTTGTACTCTTGCTCGGAGCCAAACCAATCCCTCTTCCCCACAGAACCCTCAAGCCTGTAGGGATAGCCTGGTGACGTATCTCTTGGGATTGCTTTCACACCCATAGAAGGTACGCCAACAGCTGCTTGCTCTGGGCTCAGCACTATCTGGGGAAAATCCTTAGTTGCCTTGGTGAATTGACGCGTCAGGATTTCAGCGCACAGCTCGAGGTTGGGGACATCCCTCCATTCATGCGGAGTCTTATATGGTTCCATGCTCTTGATCATGGGGTACACTTTCACCCCATTCCTCTCGACTGGGCACAACACAGCGGGCTCCTTAGGACATTCCCCGAAAATTGCAGCCTCTCCAAGAGGACTTAGCTTGAGCTGGGTCTTCCCAGAAGATGAGACTGGC